AATCCGGCGGGAAGCGACGCCTTCGCGTTCAACTTCATGGGCGTGAGGGACAAACCGAAAGAGTAAAGGAGAGATTTGATCATGGCAGCCCTCAACTACGCAACCGAATATTCCCGCGCGCTGTCGCAGGCGTTCCCCTACGTCCTGTACTTCGGCGCGCTGTACAGCACCCCCAATAACGGCCGGTACCGCTGGATCAATGCAAAGACCATTGAGATTCCCAGCATTTCGACGACCGGGCGCGTGGACGCCGACCGCGACACGATCGCAACCGCTGCCCGCAATTACAACAACGCCTGGGAACCCAAGGTGCTCACCAACGAGCGCAAGTGGTCGACGCTGGTCCATCCCAAGGACATTGATCAGACCGGCATGGTGACCACGATCCAGAACATCACCCAGGTGTACAACCAGGAGCAGAAATTCCCGGAGATGGACGCCTACACGATCTCCAAGATCTACGCGGACTGGACCGGCCAGTCTAAGACCGCCGACACGACCGCCATCACGGTGGAAAACGTCTTTCAGGTCTTCGACGCCCTGATGCAGAAGATGACCGAGGCGCGCGTGCCGCTCTCCGGCCGCATCCTCTACGTCACCCCGGCGATCGACACGATCATCAAGCAGGCCAAGGAGTTCTACCGCACCGTCAGCGTCACGGGCGGCGCGAGCGCCGTCAACCGCATGATCTCGAGCATCGACACCGTGTCCATCACCGTCGTGCCGTCCGAGCTCATGAAGACCCTTTATGAGTTCACCACGGGCTGGAGCGTCGCCTCTGCGGCCAAGCAGATCAACATGCTGCTCATCCACCCGCTGGCGGTCATCACGCCGGTTTCCTACACCTTCGCCCAGCTCGACCAGCCGTCCGCGCTCTCCGAGGGCAAGTACGTCTACTACGAGGAATCCTTCGAGGACGTGTTCATCCTCAACAAGAAGGCTGACGCCATCCAGATCAACATGGAGGCGAGCGCGTAATGGCAAAGGTGCAGCGGGCGAACCGGCTGCTGACCGTGCCGGACGAAACGGTCGAGAAATACCTCTCCGACGGGTACAACCTTGTCGGGGAGGACGGCGGCATCCTCCGCCGGGGCGTGACAAAGAACGCCGCCGATCTGTTGAAGGAATTGGAGGCGGCGAAAAATCGGATTGCCGAGCTCGAGGCCAAAGCCGCCGAGCTGGAGGCCAAAGCGCCGAAAAAGCCGCCCCGGAAGGAGCCGTAATGTTTACGGCGGCGGAGGTGGCCGCGCGCCTGGAACTGGAGGGCCTGCTCCCGGACGGCCCCTCCCCCAGGGCGCTGGCGCAGATTGACGACATGGCCGAGAAGGTCATGAGCTACCTGAATACGGACAATATCCCCGACGGGCTGTTCCGTACCTTCTGCCGGCTGTGCGGCGCGTATATCCAGACGGCTGATTCAGGGGCGGCTTCCGGCGGTGCCGGGGAGGTCAGGAGTATCGCAGAGGGGGATGTCACGGTCACCTTCGCCGTCTCCTCGGAAACCGCGCGGGCCACAGCGGACGGTTTCATTTCCGAATACGCCTCCGACCTCAACCGCTACCGCAGCGCCTATCCCCGAAAGGAGGAGTCCCCGTGGCAATTCCAGCAGACGTGACGGCCCGTGCGCGCGCCGCGCTCTCCATGCTGCGGGACGACCGGGCGGACATCGTCCGCTTTGACAGCGACGCGGGAGAGGATATACGGGTTTACACGGGCCTGCCCTGCCACCTCTCCCGTACCACCCTGCCCCCTCAGTCGGGTGAGGACACGGCAGCGGTTTCGACGGTGCGCTACACCCTCTACCTGGCCCCGGAGACGGAGCTTCGGCAGGGCGACGCAGTCACCGTCACGCACCGCGGGCAAACCATCAGAGGAGCAGCCGGGCCGCCGCTGCGGGGCGCCCTCAGCCTCGCGGTGACTCTGGAAAGTGTGGTGGTCTCATGACTCCGGAAAACCGGAAAGCGCTTTCGGACTTCCGCCTCAAGCTCGACAGCCTGCTGGCGGATTTCGACGAGAGCGCCCGCAGGGTGGTAACCGCTCAGGCGAACGCCGGTCTGGCGGCCACCAAGCGCGAAACGCCTTACAGGACCGGCCACCTGCGCCGCAACTGGAGGCGCGACAAGACCCGCAAGGTCGGCAACGCCCACATCTCGGGCTACAGCAACAACGTCGAGTACGGGCAGTACGTCAACTATGGGCACCGCACGGTCAATAAGGCAAAGGAAACCACCGGTTGGGTCGAGGGGCGGTTCATGCTTGAGAAAGGCGTGAACGCCGCCGAGCGGCAGCTGCCGGCGCTCTTTGACGCCGAGATCGACCGCATCAAACGGGAAACGGGGTTCTGACATGAACGTGAATGTAAAACCGGACGCCGCGCTGAAGAAAAAACTCGCGGCGAGAACCCTGACCATCCCCGACCGCGTGCTGCTTGCGCTCGCGGAGGCGGCCGCAGGGCTGCTGCCGGAGGCGGCGGTCTACACCGGCCCCATCCGGCAGGATGCCAAGCTGCCCGCGCTCTTCGTCGGGTTCTACGAGATCCACAACGCGCAGAAGCTGGACGATCTCTCGGAGTATACGTTCGGCTTCGACCTCGTCTACTGGCCCGCGGACAGCCGGTCCGACACAGAGCTGCGGGGCGCGCTGTACGCCCTCAACAGCGGCCTGCACCGGCTCCCATGGGAGGATGAAGAGTACGTGGTCTACCGCAAGAACGGGGCCGTTACGGACCGCGTAGCCCACATCACGGGGATTGTTCGGGCGCTGGAGCAGACGGTGCCGGACGACCCGTATATCGAAAAAGCAAAGAAGGAAGTGACAATATGATCGAACGAGTGCTCCCCGGCGTAAGCGTGGAAACCGTGGCCGGAGAACGCGCCGCGCAGCAGGGCGTCACCGGGGTGGTGGCCATGCCGCTGACGCTCCCCTGGGGCGCGAAGGTGACAGAACTGTCCCCGTCGGACGACACGCGGGTATCCCTCGGCTACCGCCGGTCCGACCCCGCGCTCAAGCTCGTAAACGAAGTGCTCAACCATGCAAACAGGCTCATCCTCTACCGCCTCAACACAGGGACGCAGGCAACGGGGACGATCTCCTCCGGCCTGACGGCGAAGGCTATGTACGGCGGCGCGCGCGGGAACGACCTCTCGGTGATCGTCGAGGCGGCCGGGGACGGCTGGATGGTAAAGACCTATCTGGACACCGTGGAGATGGACAGCCAGACGGTGACCTCGGCCGTGGGCTTCACCGCGAACGGCCTGATCACGCTTGAGGGCGAGGGCGCGCTCGCGGCAAAGACCGTGAAGCTCACGGGAGGCGCGGACGGGGACGCCAAGAGCATCGACAGCTTCATCGCGGGGCTGCCGCTGCACGAATACAACCTGATCGCCTACACCGGGACCAGCGCGGAGGACGTGCAGAAGCTCGTGGGATACGTCAAGGAGAGGCGCGACCCCGAGGTGTGCGACATGATCCAGCTTGTCCAGAGCGTGACGGCCACGGACAACGAGGCGGTCTACCACAGCACGGTCGGCGGCAAAACCGCTGATTACGAGCTGACCCCCGCCGAGGCGTGCGCCACCATGGCGGGGATTCTTTCCCGGTGCGGCATCTCGGACAGCGCCACCAACTTCGACGACGTGGCCGGTTGGATCGACGTCTCCACACGGCTGACCATCGAGCAGCAGAAGGCGCGCACGCAGGCGGGCGAAATCCTGTTTGGGCTCCGGAACGGCGCCGTCAAGGTGCTTTACGACATCAACAGCCTGACGACCCATACGAGCGCCCGCCCCAAAGACTGGCACAAGGGCCTCGTGGTGCGCACGCACGACAAGTACGCCAAGGACCTGCAGCTCCTGCTGGAGGAGAAGGTAATTGGTTACCGGGGGACCCGGAACGGCATCCGCAACAGCGTGGAGGGGCGGAACCTCGTCAAGGGCATGATCGCCAAGATGACGGCGGAGGAATACGTCGACCGGGGATACATCGCCCGCAGGAGCGACGAGGACCCGCAGGGCTTCTCAGCCGACGACATCTCCGTAAAGCTCGGAAACGAGCGCGACGCGATCGACGTCAAGGTCGGCATCAAGCCCAACGACGCGATCGACAAAATCTATGTGACCGTTGTGTCGCAGTAAGGAGGGATTCAGATGGCATTGGCAAGGACACGGCGGCTTTCCGACATCCCGACCGGGCATGACGGGAAGGCCTACCTGATGGTGGACGGGCGCCGCTATGAAGCCTTTCTGGTATCCAAAATGAACATCAACTTTGAAACGATCCCCGATGAAAAGCGGTTCCTGCAGGAGCGCATGACGCAGCACGCGGCGCGCGGCGGGAACATCACCGGCAGCATCACCTACTACAACTGTACCAGCGCGCTCGTAAAGGCCATTGAGGACTGGAAAAACGGCGGCGCGGATTACCCGGATATCACGATTCAGGCCTATGCGAGTGTGTCGGGCATCGGCCGGCAGGAGATTCTCGCCACCGGCGTCATCCTCAAAAATATCGGTCTGGTCACGCTGGACGACTCCGGGGATACGGCGACCACCTTCGACAGCGACCTGACGGCGGACGACTTCCAGACCATTGAATCCTACAAGGAGTGATCGCATGAACAGCTTTGACAGCTTCCTAAACCCCGAACGCAAGCCCAATATCCGCTT